TTACATCAATGATACAGAAAGCACCAGCCTTGTCTTCCCAATTGTGAAAGTGTGTTGCAAAGGGTTCTTCGTTAGATGCGCCGACAAGGTCGCTCCACAGGCCTTCGGTGTAAGGCTCAACTTCTGCGTCAAACGCCCACACATCAGCATCCTCTCCGATTTTCAGTTCTGCAAAGGTGTCTGGGTTGCCGTATTGGTCGTATTGGTCTGCAAAAATAAGGTTAAGGGAATAATTTTCATTCGTAGGAAGCATCAGACCAAAGTCGTTTTTGCGATAGCCACCGTCAGCGTTAGCCGTTCCATCGTTTCGCATATCGGCCCAACCAACAAAACAATGCTTGTAGCCGTTGCTTTCATCCACTTGTCGCAAGTTGTAGATGGTATGCTCTGGTTTCCAAGTGCGCTTAATGCCTTTGACCCCCTGCAAAATACAACCGCCATAATATACGCCTGCTCCTGTGCGATTAGCACCGCCAGAATCAAAAACAAGCGAGCCTTTGCGTCTCATAAGGATTTGGTCGGGGTCTTCGTTCACACGACTTCCACCATCCGACCAGCCGCCATCGGCAAGTTGTCGGGCTTGTAGGTAAGCGAAGCCATCTCTCGTTGCTTGGAAGCCTTTGATTTTCTGGGTTTTGTAAGTGTTAGAGGTTGGGATTGATTGAATCATGTGGATTCCATCAAGGTCTTCGTAGCCGAAACCAACATGGACAATTATGTCTCCTATGCTAAAGGGATGTGCGCTTCCATAATCAAAACGCTTGTTGCTATTGTCCCATTCGGGATTAGCGGTAAAATTAGGTGTAGAGACATTGTTTGCGACAACAAATTGTGTCTCGTTGGTCTCAATATCTACGAGGTCTACAATGAACTCTTTCATTCCTCTTGATTTAACGGCCCACCACATAGCAGGTTCTTCAAGTTGAATGACGGTATCGCCAACCTCAACATCTGTGGTAAGTCCTGTCCAATCGTTTGAGCCATCAGCATTCGGCCAAGACAATATCGCCGCTTGCGAAGCATTGAATGGGTGTTGGGTAGCAGAGCCTTTGCCGCCACGCCAGAAAGGTTCGGGATGAATGACACCAAAGCGAGCCTTAAACCACATAGACTTCGGAAGGTCTCGCATCCAACGGGCGTGGGCTACGCGATGTTGCACACGGTCATAGGTGCTTTGGTCTGGGGGGCTGAATCCATACCCATGCCGAATAATCGCAGGATTTTCGGGTGGTGTATTATCTGCACCGTTCCATGTTGAATAATTCCATACGGAGACGGTTGGCGTAGAGACCGAGATGCTGGAAATTGTATCAATGTGAAAGGTAGTTGATGAGGGAACTGCTTGAATGACAACATCAAGCAGTTGAAAATTATTGGGTGATTGGCCTTGAGCCGTCTCAAGAATTAACCTAACCTTGTCTCCAACTGACAGACCGTGTGCTGAACTGCTTGTCAATTTCCATCGCCGCCCTCCTTTGCTATTTATTCCGAGACTGCTATTTCCTGCGCTTGGACAAGTGAAGGCACGACCCTCGGTTGCCGTTGCCGTTGCATCTGTAATTCGCAGAACCACAAGGTCTTTTCCTTGTGCTGATGTTCTGCCTGCGGTATATTCGTAGCGGATTGTAGAGATGTTATAGTCGCCATCATAGTCTGTTCCAATCAATTTAATTTGGTCTCCGACTGCATAACCACGATATGATGAGCCTTGAGTGCTTTCTCCGTCGTAAGCGATGTAAATATCTCGCAGACCTGTAAGGTTGCGAATATACAAAATGTCTTCAATTTCTTTGTCGGTAGATGCTCTATGCCCAAGCCATTGTTCCTCAATGTTGTTTGGCCCGTTTTCGTCTTCGTTGATATACATCTGAATAAATGATGAAGAAAAGAGAGACTGACGACCATTGAGAATGTTGCTATAACGAGCCACTTCTTCATTGTCGTGTCGGGTGAAACCCAGAGCGTTGCTTTTGTAGACCATATTTCCGATGCCGAATAGCAAGAGACTGCTAATCGCAGAAGTCTCGCTGGTTCGCTTTTCATAGGTTGCGTCCATTGAGATGTGGTTATTGAGGGAAAAGAATGCGCTCTGTCCCAACTCCCAGATAGGAAGGGTGCGTCCCAAGACCGCAAAGGAGTCGCTTGCCCTAATGGTTGTTTTGAGCGTGTTGTTGTAGGTCTGTTGCTGATGATTGATGCTCTCAATATGGCCCGACCAGATAGGTCGGTCTTCGCCAGACTCAAACATGAGCATGCGCCATTCTGTTGCGTCTGTGCCTGTGGTAATTGGGGCGAGCGTGTAGTTGTTATCATCGTCAAGGAGAGTCAATTCCGCCATAGACATTTGATTTGCTCCGTAGTTGATGTTAAACTCTTTGACAGGAGGAAGTCCAATAAGGTCGTTGTCAAACTTGTTGGTAAGAGGAAGAGCAACTCCAACACGGTCAATAAGAGTGCTAAGGCAGACATAACTGTCCGTGTTATGCGCCCAATTCAAATCAAGCGACCAGCCAATTGCGCCTTTAAAATCGCCAAACCCAGAGATGTTGATAGTGCCGTTAGCAAACTCTGTTGGGTCTCCGTTAGCGTATGCTTTCCAAGTGTTTAGCACAAAGTCGGGAACAATTTCAATATCGGCCCATTGTTCAACGAGAGGTGATTCTACGGGAGAACCCGCTTCAAAACGAGTTGGGTTTCCCGCTACGCCAATATCAATTAGATTAAAATTAACGCTGATAAGTGCCTGCGTATCTGCGAAATTATCTGTGGATTTGTTGTAGGTTGTTGTTCCTTTGTAGCCAATTTTGAGTGTGTAAGAGGAGAGGGTAAAGTCGGAAATCATGTGGGTATAGAGACGAATGTGAAACGACTCACCAATTCCTTTGAAGCGAAGTGGCCCGTCATAGGAAAGAAGACGGTGCGTTCCAGAGGTAGTGTCTGCCCCTACCCCGTCTTCGCCATCCCCACGCTCAATAAAGAGGTTGTGAATAAGAAAGGGCATTTTAGAAGGTGAGACAATGTCATGGATGTAGGCTTCTGCGCTGGAAGCGGTTAGCGTAAGGTCTGGTTTTTCTCCTGTGTAGACGCTTGCGATTGAACAGGTAGCCATTGTCTTGTCTGGGGTATCGTGCGTTCCGTAGCCTGTGGCTCGGTAATTTCCTTTTTGGTAGAAGGAAATAGGGCTACCTGCCGCTTTATGCGATTCGGTGGAAGTGGTAAGGTCTTCTTCGCCGTATTTGCTGGTAGGAGCAGAACCGTAAGAAAAGTCCATGACACCAAGAGGAACATAATAGGTTCCTTGTGTGTCGTGGCCGTTGCGAAAAGCCATGTAAGAATCGCCCGATGCGCCGTTGTATTGCTGGCGGTTTCCTGCGATTGAGATGGGGTATTGCAAAATAGCCCTTGAGTTGTAGAGTTCGCTATCGTCTTCCACAATGTTTCGTGAAAGCCAACTTGCAAAACCGTCGTTGTGGGCTAACTTGTTTTCGTCGCTTGATGAATAATAATGGCTTAGGGTTGCTTGCGAGTCGTCTGTGTTGTAGCCTCCTGTTCGTAGACGGTCTGCATAGGAAAACTTGAAGCGGGGATTTAGACGAGCAACGCCGCCAATAGCAGAACCGTGATGCGAGAGAGTGTGGTCTAAATCGCGATAGGTTGCGTCATTGAGGTCGTCTGCTACGGCCCTTGCCGAGTTAAAGTCGTCGTAATATCCCGACAACCAGAAATTGTAGTCTGTATTTACCGTCTTCGTCATGCTGACATAACTCCTTGCGCTCTTAACTCATCTAACACTCCGCTTGTAATACGGTCTACCATCTGCTCGGTGTTGTAGCCATTAAAGACATTGGTCTGCACAATCTCTGTCTTGTGTAGCAGACTCTCAACGCCACCTTGCACGACTTGTTTGTAAATAGCACCCGTAAAGTTCTGTCGCTGACCGAAGAACAGTTCTTCCCTTGCGTTCGCAAATGTCTCTTGCTCATTCATAAGAGTGTTGTAGAGACGCTTTTCGCCTTCAATAATAGCATCGCTGGTGTCTTCTTGCACTTTAAGCAAGTCTTCGTAATACGATTGGTTAAAGTCCTTTGTGATTTCCGACATGCCTTCTCCCGATGCTTCAAGTTCTGCGGCAAAGGCTTTTGCGGCCCTCTTACCTTCTGCGCCTTTACCAAAGCCCTTTACGAACTCTTCGCCATTTTTCTTTCCTACGACTTGGTATTCGCCATCCATGAAAAGGTCTCCGATAAGACCATGACTTTTTTGCGACACCTTAACATCCGTATAAGCGTCTGCGATTTCATACGCTCCCTTTGACACAATGGTCTGTGCTTTATCAATGGCTTCAACTTGTGCATGAACATCCTCCAAATGTGCCTTTGACGACTCAAGACTTGCCGCCATCTCGGTGTCTCCTGCGGTTTTTGCCTTTGCTATGTCTTCTGTAATCGTCTTGATTCGCATGTCCAAATCGCTCAAGACGCTATCCGTCATTTCTGCGTCTTGCTTAAGTTGATTGAAGGTTGTATCATCGTAATACCCTTCCATGATAACTTCTTTACCAGCCGCACCAGACAGGTCGCTAAGAAGAACCTGCGTAGTGTTAAGGGATGCGTTAAGAGCATCAATGTCTGTAATGTCGCTTTTAAACTTGTCTCCAAGCAATTTGTCAAACACCAAGAAACCTGCGATTGCGGCAATCGCAAACAGACCACCTGTAAGCATAACCAGAGAAGCAGTTGCTTTTACGCTTGCTCCTGTAAAAGCGTAGATAGAAGCAGTTCCAGAAATAACTGCTGGGATGAAGTTAGCAAGCATCATCACGGTAGCCCCATACATCATAGCCGACATTTGTTTTTCTTCTGCTACGACCATAGGAAGAATAATCGTCATTCCCATAAGGGCTTGATTAACAAGTCTCATAGCGTTTCCTTCTTGTCGCAAATGCGCCACAAGAGCCTTTGATTGAGCAACAAAGCCCTTCTTGACTTTGCCCGTTGCCGACATTTGTGCTTGATACGCTTTGTCTGCATTGATAAGAGATTGGATTTGCATTCGCTCCTCTGCGTCTGTCTGTATTTTTTGTTTTGCAACAATAATCCTCTCTTGGATTTCATCAGTTGTGAGTCCTTTAGACAGACGCTCTGCCTTTTCAAGGTTAAGGGCGGCAAGAATGTCTTGTTGTTCACGCTGATTTGCCGCAAGTTTAGCGTTGCGAGTGATGAGGTTCTGTTTGACTTCTGCGTCAAGTGCTTGATAGAGAACAATTTCTTCCTGCATAAGACGGGATTGCGTGTTTAGCAACTCGTTGTAGGAGTTCTGCGATTCAACCTGCTTGTAGATGCTCTCAATGCTACGCTTTTCCATAGCGATGCGGCCTGCTTTTTGAGCCGTGGTAATTTTCATTGTTCGGGATTCTGCCTGTTGCGCTACAACTGCTTCACGGACTGCACTACGCAACTCTTTTTGCTTTTGAACTCTCTTGCCCAGAAGACCAACTTCTCTTTTAACCAAAGACTCCTTTTGTGCAATAATTTTTGCACTTTTTTTGGCGGCTTGGGCGGCGGCAAGTTCCGATTTTGCGACTTTAACGCTTGCTCTTGCCTTTTTAACAAAAGCAGTCTCGTCTTCCAAAAGACCAGACCTTCGCTTTCTCTCATGGACGGCAAGCATAATGTTTGACTGTTGTTGCCTGTTCATAATCGCAAGACGATGCTCGCCTGTTGCAATCAACTTCTTTTCAAAGCCAACTTGGAGATTTGCAATTAGATTTGCTTCTGCATAACTTCGCACTCGCTCTTGAATATCAGCCTGCCCCTTCGCTTGGACTGCGTTAAGGGTTCGCATAGCAACAATCAAGTTCCCAAATTGGAATAGAACATCGGACACAGGACGAACCATTTTGTCGTAGGTCTGTCCAAGAAACATAACCTTCCCGACCAAGTCTTGAATTGCGTCTGATTTAAGAGCATAGCCAGCCATTTTGAGGAATTGCTCCTCTGCAAGGTAGGCTTGCATATACGCTCCCGTAAGGTCTTCACCGATTTTGGCTCGCATGTTTTCAAGGGAAGCCTCCATTTGTTGTGCTTGGAAGACCGCAGACTCCGTCTTGTAGCCAAACTCTTCAATTGCTCCGTATTGCGCTCGGAAAGCCGCCGACGACAACTCGGAGAGGCGAGTCTGGTTTTCCATAATTTTGAGAAACTTGATGTAGTGGCGAGAGCCTGCGATATTGACGGCCAAAGCGCGCTTTTCTTCGGCAGACATAGCGGCATAGGCGGGAGCCAACTTTGTAATCACATCGGACAATTTTAGTTGTGCGACACCTTGAGCGTCAAGGCCTGGAATAAGTTCTGCGATTGCTTTTGTAGCCTCGTTGTTTGCGTTTCCGAGACGCTGGTAAATCATACGCAGACCTGTTCCCGCACGACTCACTTCTTCACCTGTCTCAAGCAGAAGTGCTGACATAGCGGCCATATCACCAATGCTTTCACCTGCGATGTCTGCTTGACTTGCAAATTGGTTGAGGACAAAGGTAATGTCCTCCATCGTAGCGACAGAAGAGTTTTCAATGGTGTTCAGTTGGTTGAGTGTGTGGATAGACGACTGACGCACAATGTTAGCCTGTTCCTCGGCTTCCAGAGCCTCGTATTGGGCTTTGGTAAGACCGCCATACATAAACTGCGTCTGCTGGGCCAGAGCGATGAAACGGTTCATACCCATTTCTGTTTCCATTTCACCAACCTGTGCAAGCAAAAGACCTTGACGGGTAGCCTCAATAATTGCTTGTTGCGATTTTAACACACCTTTCAACTGCGCCGTTCTTGCGGCGGCGGCAAGTGCTTCTCCACCTGTAAAGGCAAAAGCCTCACCCATTTCCCTTGCAGAATTAGCAAACCCAAGGTAGGAATCGTCGTCCGAATAAAACTTGCGAACGCGAACCAATTGTTGCTCAAACTCAAAAAAGGATTCAACGACTTGATTGACTGCACCAGCAACATAGTTGCTCATGTCGGTAAAAGCGTCTTGAACTGCACCCAGAGCGTCAAGAATAATGGCTTGCTGAACCGTCATAGCGGCCTTGCTATCAGCAAGCAGGCGAGTGGATTGGAGACGGCCTACAACATCAAAGAAGACTCTTGCCGCACCTGTCTTCGCCATTATTCACCAACCCATTCATCCATAATTGAACCCATTTTTTCCGATGAAATAGTTGCTCTCCTCTGGTTTCTCCTTGCGACTGCTCGTTTTGCTTTGGCTGATGAGTTTTTCATTTCTTCCGTCTGTTCATTGATGCGTTCTGCAATTTCACTTGCGATTGCGAGGTCAAACTCCAACTTGTGAAATCCGCCAACGCAGTCGTATTTTTCGTATAAATCGCTGGGCATCACTCCTTTAAACGCTGAACATAGACTTGGTGCAACTTGCGAGATTATTCCAAAGGGACTGCGCCCTCCAAATCGTCGCCACGGACGAAGTTAAGGAGGGTCATAATTTCTTCCGAGGTAAGAAGGGACACATCAATGTCGTCGCTAATGACGCACTTGGGAAGCCATTCTTGGATTTGGTCTTCAAGGCCGCCACCTGCTTCATCAAGCATCATAGCAAACTCTTCTTGTTGTTCCGAAGTCCATTCGGCAGGGTCGGAGCCAAAATGTCGGCACTTTCGCAGAGTCATGGCTTGGACTTTCTCAATTTTGAGTTTGTCCATTCCCGATGCTTGTCGCACCCACACTTTTTTTCCGTTGTCCAATTCAATTTCTTTCTTCAATACAGGCATTGTATTCACTTTCCTTTTCTTCTTTGCTATCCATTGATGATGAACGACTGCTTATGTTCATCATGGAAAATCACCTCAAGGGGCGGGTGGGGCGGCTTCATAGGTAATGATAGCCATGTAGTTGTTGCCCGTAGACAACCTAACAATAGACACATCGTAAAGTTCGTCGCTTGCTGACAGAGTGGTGCGAAGTTCGGCTTGCAATTGCGAATGAATCGTTAATTGCGTTCCGTAGACAACCGCAGTTGTCAAGGCTGATGGGTCATTGATAGGCAACTATCATCACCCCTCAAAGCGCATCGTAATCAGTTGCACCATCGCTTGATTGACAGTTAATGCTCATAATTTGATTTTGGTCTCCCAAATCGTAGAGAGCATGGAAGTTCACGGTCATAGTCTGCGAATCTCGGCCAGAAACAGAAGTTTCGGGCATCTCGTAAATCAACTTGCTAAAGTCAAAGCGAATATAGTTGCTTGCATCAACTTCAAAAAGAATTGACAAAGCGGGATTAACTCCCGAAGGATTGACAACGCTACCCGTTCCAGCCATCAACTCGTCAAAATAGACTTCGTTGCTAACTTCGGTAGACAAGAGAGCCTTGTGGAAGGTAATGCTTCCGCTAACTTCTCGCATGGTAGGAGGAGCAGGGCGGTTGCAGGTGTCGCTTGCGAGATTGTAGGTGTTGTCAATATCTCGGTTGGTCTTAATCTCAAAGTCCACACTCTGCACAAGTGCCGAATAAGCAGAAGAAGTTGCGGCGGCTTCAAATTGCACATAAGCCTTCTGGAAGTGGGCGGCATCTCCCGTATAGGAAGGAACGGCAACCGCCAAAGTTTCTGTTGAACTGCTCTGCTTAGGGCCAATCGTATTGACTGTCATCATAGCGTATTCGCCAATGCTGGCGGAGACGCTAATGCTCTCAATGACTTGGCCTGGGAATCTGTGTTCCGTGTCGTCTCGGCCAACGAAAAAGGTAAAGACAGGAAGTTCGGCGTTAGAGGTAATAGGAAGTTCGCTAAAAGTTCGGAAAGCAGTTCCGTCAGTCTCTTCACTATCTGCCCCCATGATGCCGTGAAGCATCATCAAGGTGAACTTGCAAGGTTGCAGAGCCATGCTGAATTGGCCCTCGGAATACAACTTGCTGACAACTGCCTTAGCAGAGCCGTAATAGTTCATGTCCTCGCGCTTAAGAATGTCATACGATTGCTGGAAGCCTTCGCTTTCAACTTCACCCACGGCATCCGCCGAAGTCTCTGGGGTGTCAAAATCAGTTTGTCGTGCCGCACTTACATAGCGGGTATGGTGTCCTACGCCCATACCTTGAGAATGCTACGATTCACTTAAAAAGGTTGCTCATACCTCACGGAGGAACATGCGAACCTTTTTCATATAAGTTAGTGTTAGAGCATGAATACAGACAACTTCGTCATTATCCATTTTGCTATCCAACTGTGCGTTGTAGGAGATAATGGAGTCTACGCCGTCTTGGAGGCCTGTCTGCGTGTAGAGTTCATCAAAGACCTCGCCCATAATTGACAGACCAAGACGATAGGCGTTTTTGTAATCTGTGCCTTTAGTTGTGATGTAGAGAACAATGTTATAACGCTGGTCGGTGCGAGTCCCAGAGAGCGTAAGGAAGTCTGGGGATTCAAGCCTCTGTGTGATAACATGGACAGAGGGGGGATGGACACGGTTCACCATCGCTTTAGAGGACAGGTCATACCCGTAGACAATTGCGGCATCGCCTACATGCGTCTTGAGGTAGAACCTGTTGCTATTCTTTAGCGTCTCTACGACTGCAAGTCCTGTTCGCATAAGACTATTGGTTGTCCAATCGGACATGTCCATCTCGTCTGGGGAAAAGGAACCAAAGTCCGTAAGGTAGACGACATACCAATCAACTGTTCCTGTCTCGTTGCCGAAGAATGCGCCTTGCGATGTAGAAGCAGAAGCAGAGACGGATAGGTAGTGCTGGACTGCATCGTCGTCTTCAATAATTTCTTTCATGTAGAGATTTGCCGTTCCATCATCTGCAAGAGTGAGACGCAGAAGGCAAGGAACAGGGTTTTCTTCTGTCATGTTAAGGTCAAGTTCCACGGTCTGTGTTGTTGTTGCTCCAACGAAATTGAGTTTGTTAGCGTTGTCTGATGCTTGCACTTCTACACGGTAAGTGCCGTTATCAAGAGCCATAAGCACCTCTCCTTCATCGGGAGTTGCGATATATCCAATCGCAGAAATCAAAGTCATTTCCTCTTTAGTCGTAGTGTATTTCCACTTCTGGTCGGTGATTCGCCAAGCATCGCCACTAACACTTCCGCCGACACCAGAGGTTAGCGTCCATGCCGTGTTGTAATCTCCTGCTGGGTCTGATGGGTCATTCCCACAGAGTCGTGATACCCAATAGTCCGACGATTTTGCAACTCCCATCATAGACCCTCCTTATATCCAAGCGAAGTGCTGAAACCGTATCTCTCTCCCATAGCCCGCATGTGGTATTCAATGTCTTCCATAAAACCGTTCATCACTTCGTCTTCAATGTGGAGCATGTAGTCGTATTTTGGAAGGCCAGGGTGGTATTGCTTATTCAACATTCCTGTTGTCTTGAAATATTCTCTGCCTGTTCGCTTTTTAAACTCTCTTGATGATTTTACGGCGAAAGGCAACTTATCTGGATAAAGAAAACTGTCTGTTCCTGTTGCTACAAGAGACGATAGCCAGCCAAGAGGCCTGCTTTTAGACCATTGTCCGTGATGAGCGTCTTTTGGGGTATCGCCTGTGTGAATGCGAATAAATGTAGCACCTTCTACCTCATCAACTCTAAGCGCATTACCTACGCGATTATAGATGTTATCCTTCTCATTTGCGTCTCCTTGCATAGAAGCCATGTCTTTGAGAGCATCTCTCGCTTTTGAGACTGCATGTCGGCAAGCCTCAAGAAGAATGTCTTTAATATATCGGTCTCCATCAATACCAACTCGGTCAAGAGCGCGTTTAAAGTTTTCAGCATCCCAATCAATTCGGAATTGCGATTGCATAGCACCGTAGGTAGAACCACGGTCTGCTTTGTAGTTGCTAATTCCATCTCCTACCATTCTGCCGCCTATAAGAGCAGGCCCACGCGTCTTATGTTCTGGGGTGAAACGACCACCCTTTCCATAGCGGAGCATGCCCTTGATTGCCGCCATAATTACACCGAACCCAGATGAGCAAGACGAGTGAGATTTTTCATGCCTCGCTCTCGCAAGACTGTTCCTCGCATATCGCCTTCGTTTTGCATGGAACTTTCGTCTTCAAGGTAAAATCCAGCCGCAATATCAGCACAGATTTCACGGACGACATGGACATATTCGCCCTCTTGGACTTTGTCGTTATTGTGGTGGGAAAAGGAAATACCTGTGCAACCCGTCAAATCGTTGCTGGTCTTTCCTGTCCATGAGAAGGTATCGCCGTTGATATTCCCGCTTCCAGATGTGCTAAACGAGGAAGCATCGTTAAGAGTGATGGTTGTTGCTCCCGTTGCAATTGCACCATCAAGAGTGGATTCTGCCGTTGCATCGCTTGGTTCTGCTCGGCCATAGTCAAGAAAGCATTGGTCTATCTCAATTGCCGCCCTGCGAATGCAACGCTCAAGGCGACTTTCAGCCCTTGTCCTCTGTGCGCTATCAAGACCCAGACGAGAACCAACATCTGTGGTATCGCAATAAAAATCAGCCATTGTCTACGGCCTCCTTCAACTTCTCAATAAGCATGGCCTTTGTGCCTTCGCTATCAACACCATGCTTTTCGCACAGAGCAATAAGTTCATCCTTTTTCATGCGTTTCATAGCCGAGATGCTGGGAAGAGACTCAACTTCTTCCATAATTTCTTGAATGGAAGTCGCAAGCCCGATGGCTTCATCAAGGCTGATTTCGCCATCAGCAATTGCTTGCTTCCATTGAGCGTTCAACTTCTTGTAGACCTTAAGACCAAAACCAATCGCAAACACGGCAATACCGCCAGCCAAGACATATTCATTCATTTCTTTTCACCTTCCTTGTATTCAACGGAGACCGCTTTTGATAGGGGAACTACCGTGAAATGTTGCGTCTCACCGTCTCTAAATAGACGATAACCATGTGGTGTCTCTTCAATGTTCACATTGACATAACAACGCTCTGGTGGGATGTAGACGATTTTACCTCTGCGAACTGTCATTTGCGAAACCACCTCTTGAAAATGCCGTTCCTAACAACTTGTTGTTCCATTATCATGTCTACATATTCTTCTAACCATTTGTCCATGTCTATGCCTCCAAAAATGCGGCGATTTCAGCCGAAGTCCATTGGGGAAGGTCGTCATACCACATCGTCGGTTCAATCCAATAGTCGCCTTTAGAGCGATTGAACGGGGTGTTCTCTTCACAATGCGACCAATCGTGGTCGGGAAAACGGGCTTCAAGTCGTTCTTTTATCATCATATGCTTGCATCTCCTAATCGTGTAATCGCCACGCTGATTCGGTTATCGTCATAGGCTCGGATGAAGCAATTTCCACCATTGACATAGGCCGAGATATATACAT